AGCACACATCTCTTTCACAGTACAAGTATCATAAACTACATTTACTAAATCACTACCAGCACTTTCATGATAATATTCAACACATTTTTCAAATATCTTTCTGTCCACAAGTTTACCACCCTTACTCATTAATGTGTTATAATCAGCACCTGTAATCATACCAAATCTTCTTATGGCACTTGTTTCATCCACCATTTCCATTTGAAACTTTAAAACTCTAAAGTCTTGATCTGGATTTTTTTCAATGATGTCAGAAACCAGCTGTTCCGCAAAAAGGGTCTTACCTATTCCAGGTCTTGCACCAATTACTGTAATTGTTTTCCATTCTAGACCATCACAAAAAGCATCATTAAATTTTGGCCAAGCACTAATAAGAGATGGTATCTTACCTTCTCTTCTTGCCTTCATTTTAATTAAACCTTTTTCAAGACCATCTCTTTCACTAACTGGTAGTAATGGTCGTGCACCATCAAATAACTTCCCCATAGATTTTTACTTTTAATTATACAATAAGATCAGGAAACAAAACTACGTCATCATCTGGATTATCCTTTAAGAATTCACAGTACGTTGCTAAATCTGAATCCCAACTTTTGTCTACATTTTGCTTTCTCAAAAAGTATTGAGCAGTTCTCATGTATTCATAGTTTTTAGATTCATATTCTAAGACATATTTTTGTGTTGCTGCAAATATAGTTTCCCAACTATAATCATACATTTCAAAGAACCATCTAAATGCATTCTCAAGATTCTTAGCAGGCACTCTTGCATATTTTCCAGAAGATAGTTTCTTATTAGGAAATATAGTTACATATGCCTCTATGTTTTGCATAAAATTATGACCCATTAAATCTTTAGATGTTTTCTTCTTTGACTTCTTAAAGAATCCGTCAATTTCAGTAGTAAAGATAATGCTTTTATCTGTTAATGTCAAGTCTTCATTCAACCAATTTTCAGAAATTAATCTTCTAATTTCTAAATCTTTATTTACAAAAGAACAAGGATTAATACCATTTTTTATACAGTGTAATATGTAATAACTGTTTGGAGTTATTCCCTCTCTAACAAGTTTAATAAATATATCTTCCATATTACCAGGTTATTTCATAGTTAGTTTGATTTTTAATTATGGCAGATACTTTATTAAAAATATCATCACTATCCCATTTAGAGCCATTATAAGCAGCAGAAGCAGGATGTTTAACAGTAAACTTATAGTTATTATCCCCAGTAAGGACAGACCATTCTTCAGCTTTTTTACCCATGTAAACATATACTAATCCCGGATTATAACTATTTAACAAATCTAATAAATAAGCAGTAAATGGTTTCCAAATATCATAATGACTACCAATTTTACCAACTTCTACTGTAAGAGCTGTATTAAGCATTAATATACCCTGATTTGCCCATCTTTTAAGATCAAGATCCTCACTTATTACATGATTGCCATACACAGTTCTATCTACTTCTTGCAAAATAAATTTTAAACTTGGTTGTAATTTGTTTGTATTGCTACAACTAAATGATATACCATCAGCTACTCCTAGTGTAGGATAGGGATCTTGACCAATTATTACTACTTTAAGTTGATCATATGGACATTCTTCAAATGCTCTGAATACTTGTTTTAGTGGTGGAGTAAATCTTTTATTTTCCGTGCTTAATTTATAAAGTTTATTTAAAATATCAGTAAATTCAGAGCTAAATATAAAAGATTTAAAAATTCTACCCCAACCGCTAGGTTCAAGTTTATCAAACAATTTTTGTTTAATTTCTTCAATTTCAGGTTCTATTTTCATTTTTTCTTATTTTTGATACAAAATTAAAATCATGATAAAAGCAAAAGAATTAAAAGACGATGCAATTTTAGACATCAAAGTCAACAAAAGCTATTACTTAATGGCTAAAGCTGCTTCTTTCACAATATTGCAACAAATGAATGTTGTAGAAAAAGGAGAAGAGTACTTTAAGTCAATAATGACTCAAAAATACGAAGACCTTGATGATCTTCAAAGAGCTTTTTATACTATTATTCTTCTCCTTGCTGAAATAGAAAAAAGAGCAACTGATGAAAATCTTTATAATGAAAAAGAAATTCTAGAACCAGGGGATGAAGGTTATGTAGAACCTACCCCAGATTCAAATTAAACTGCTCTCTTCCTATTTGGACACAAGATTCTATTGCAAGCATCAATTCATCTCTGCTACAATCAGCAAATGATTTACCAGATAAACCTGATGCATCTTTAACTATTACTTTTACTTCATCAAAAGTATATCCTGATTCTTTTGCTATTTCTCTAATACAAGCATGTACTTTTGCAAGTTGTGCTTTACTATGATCTGTTCCTACAAGATCTATATACATCTCTACAACCTGACCTTCTTTAATTTTGTCAACAAATATTTCATATGATAATCTATCTTGTGGACTATTAAATACCAGTTTGCCGTTTTTTTTTATAAATCTGCCAGTAAACATAATCAATAACTTTTTGGATTAATAGCATCAACAAATTTTAAATACTCTTCTAAAGTATTAATTTGTACTGATGGTATTTCAAAACATTTAAGCTGCCAATTATTATTCTCTACATCATCACTATCTGTGCTATGTAAAGCTAAATTTGGTACAACCTCTTTATGATAATAATAGTAATCATAACCATTTTGACTCTCATCATTGGTTATATCTACTTTATCAAAACCAAGGTTTATTAAATCTTCTTCTGTCATTTTTCTATCATTGTTTCCATGAATACTGTATGGTTAAGAATCTCAAAACCATAAGTTTGTTTTATTTCAGTATAATTAGCATTTTCCTTAGAATAAACACCTTTTTCTTTAATTCTTAAATCTCTTAAATTCTTTAGAGTTAATGTTGCTATGTGAAGATTATCTTTATCGTCTGACTTCATCATCTTTACAACATTTTGCACTTCTGTTTCAGTTAGATAATTTAATTTTTTAAGTAACATTAACTCAGCCATATATATAAAGGGCCGAAAATCATCTTTCTTAGTTCCCTTATGATACATATACCATAGATAGTTTAGATTATTATCGTGACCATCTGTTAAATTATAATGCTCTTCAGATATTGCTGCTACTAAATCTTTTATTTCTTTCATTAGCTCTTTCATTTTTTTAAATGTTTCTATGTCAAAATATGTATCTGATTGTGTTCCACGGAAGAATGGAGTCATGTAAAGTTCTAAATTCTTCAATGTATTTGGATTTACACCCGGTCTTGTACCTAATATTTCTTCCTCCAAACTCAGAAGTTTTGGGTTCTTGTATAGATGGATTCCAAAGAATTTCTTCGCCCATGATCCCATTTTTCTTGTTGTACTCATGTTTATCTTTATTATGTGTCAAGAATATTACTTCAGCTTTTACCTTGTCTTTGTGTTCTACAGTACCATGAACTTGTCTAAATAATTCACCATATTCTATTAGCCAATCATTAGTTACTATTACTGGACTAAAGTTAATATGAACATCATACCCAGCATTAATAAATCTATCTATACTTTTTATTCTAAGATCTATTCGTGTGGTATTCGGTTCAAGTATATTAGCATACTTCTCTGGCATAAGACTGAATCTTATTCTAATCTTACCTTGTGGATTAAAATCTAAAAGATCCTCATTCACATACTTAGTGGCAAATGAACCCATAGCAAGTGGGTGATCTCTAAAGAACTTGAATATAGTCTTCCAGTCATGATATTTAGCATGCAGAGCAAAGTCTTCATTGCAAGAAATGTCATAGGTAATATACTCTCCTGTTTGATTAGGCTTTTCTACATCAGCAAACCAAACATGTGAATTAATCTCTGTCAGGATATCCATAGTATTTGTTGCTACAGATAATCCTTCCGGTTTGTGCCTTTTCATATAACAGTAACTGCAGTTATAAAGGCACCCGTGACCAAAACTGGGTGAAATAAAATCTGTACTTCTTCCTGATGGTCTTATTTTAAATGATTTTCTGGTAACTTTCTCTACCAGACTCACTTGTCTAAATTAATTTGATTATCACCAAGTATCTCATAGAACTTATCTCTAATTCTTTCTACCATTTTCCACTCTTCTTCACTAAGTTCTTCATACTTCCATAGTGTTCTTAGCTCCTGAGAGATATCCCATAGAGCTGCATACATATTTCCACCTTGTGTAGCAAAATCAAATTCTGCTTGGTCTTCAGGTAGATTGAATGTTAGCTTTGCTTTCATCTTCTTTTTGTTTTAAATCTAATTCACTTTCATAAAAATAAGGACAACACCATTTTCTCTCATCACAATTAAGCTTAACCATCTTTCCACCATAACAACCCACTTG